GGGCGTGAGTCAAACGAAAAAGAGATGCGTGCCTTAACTCCAGAGCTAGTGGCTCCTCTGTACAAGCGTAAGTTTTGGGATGCCTGCAAGTGCAATGATATACCCACAGGAATTGACTACCTAGTGTTTGACTTTGCTGTCAACGCTGGTCCCGGTCGCTCTACTAAGATTTTACAGACTGCAGTTGGTGTGCCTGCGGATGGCGGTATTGGGCCAATTACATTAGCTGCTGTTAATAAGATGGACGGCGACGAGCTAATTGAGAAGTTTAGCCAAGCTAAAGAAGACTTCTACCGTAGCCTAAACACTTTTGAGACTTTTGGCAAAGGCTGGCTTAATCGGGTTGCTGCAGTTAAAATCAAGGCAACAAGCCTTTTAGCGTAGAGAGCAATATGGCAATTCAAAAACTAGAGATCCAACCCGGTGTATATCGTGAAGGTACGTCCTACTCGGCAGAGGGGCGCTGGTTTGATTGCGACAAAATCCGATTTCGTTCTGGTAAGGCAGAAAAGCTTGGCGGTTGGATTAGAGCCTCAGACTTCACGTATGAAGGCGTTGCGCGGTCGCTGTGGAATTGGGTTGACTTAACTGGCTCCAACTACCTCGGAGTAGGCACGAATCTTAAGTACTACATTGAGAAGGGCGGCTTTTACTACGACATCACCCCCATACGCAAGATCGTCAACCCGATGGCGAATAACCCGTTTACCACGGCATTTAGTACTTTGGACGGCGGGATTAGCGCAGCAGATACTTCCATACTAGTTGCAGCAGGAGCAAGCTTTTCGAACAACGGTGGCATCGTTAAGATTGGTACAGAAGAGATTCTGTTTAACGGCGTATCTGGTAATACCCTAACGGGTTGTGTGCGTGGCTATAACGGCACTACTGCCGCATCTCATTTAGCGGGCGCGAACGTCGGTTGCTCTACTGTTACTGTCCTTGATATTGCAAACAATGTGGTGCTCAACGACTTTGTAACCTTTAGTGGTGCCACTGCAACCGGCGGCATTCCTGCAATAAATTTAAACGTTGAGCAACAAGTATTTAGGGTTCTGACTACTAACTCCTACACCTTTAATATCGACGGTATCTTTTCTACTAGCACCGCTTCTGGTGGTGGCGCAGCGGTTGTGGCTGAATATCAGACCAACACAGGCTTGGATGTTTACATTATTGGAGTTGGTTGGGGTGCTGGCATCTGGCCTAGCCCACTGTCTTTTACGCTTACAGACATTTTCAGCACGACATCTGGTAGCGGCACGGTAGTTGTTACTCACACTGCACACGGCTTAACCAACGGACAGTACGTACGCTACTCTGGTGCTGTTGCAGTCGGTGGTGTGCCTGCGGTGCTGCTAAACAGAACCTATTCTATTACGTACATAGGCGTGAACTCTTACTCCATCGCGCTTGGTAACGATGGCTACGGCACGCCAATTACTGCTCCGTCTACCGCTACAGGTGGGGGTACTATCACGGCGTATTACCAGACGGGTACGCGTGGCTGGGGGCAATCATCTACAACGACCGGTATTGGTCAACAGTTGCGCCTCTGGTCGGCTGAGAACTTCGGTCAGGATCTTGTCTTTGCTCCGCGCAACGGCCCTGTTTACTACTGGATAGATGAGGCAGGTGTCAATGATCGCGGCGAACTGCTTGCTGACTTATCTACGGCAGCAGGTTTTGACGGTGACTTTGTTCCTAAGAGAACACTAGAGGTATCTGCCTCATCTATCCAAAGATTTATTATTTGTTTTGGGGCAAACCCGTACGATCCCACCAACGCTAATACCGTGTTTGATCCGATGCTGGTGCGCTGGTCAGACCAAGAAAACCCCTATGAGTGGGTACCTGCCATTACAAACCAGTCAGGTGAGTTTAGACTTTCGCACGGCTCGTCCATCATTACGTACATTACTACTCGACAGGAAATCTTAGTCTGGACAGACTCGGCGCTGTATTCTATGCAGTACCTTGGACCACCCTACGTGTGGGGTTTTACTATATTAATGGACAACATCTCCATCATGTCCCCAAATGCTGTGGTCACAGTGAACAACGTTACATACTGGATGGGCGACGGTAAGTTCTACCAATACACAGGTCGCGTAGAAACACTGCCTTCTTCCTTGCGCCAGTACATATTTAACGATCTAAACAAAGATCAAGCGTTCCAAGTTTTTTCCGGTGCGAACGAATCTTACAACGAAGTGTGGTGGTTCTACTGCTCTAACGGCTCAAATGTCGTAGACAAATACGTCATCTATAACTATGTGGAAAACGTCTGGTGCTACGGCTCATTAGGTCGCACGGCTTGGCTAGACTCCGGCTTACGGCAATATCCACAAGCTGCTGACTACAACAATCGTATACTTTTTCACGAAGCCAACGTAGACGATGTGTCAGGGTTAACCCCAGTACCTATTAACGCTTATGTTCAGTCTGCCGACTTCGATATTGGTGATGGCGATCACTTTGCCTTTGTGTGGCGCATCTTGCCGGACATTAACTTTACAGGCTCTAACGTGGACCAGCCCTCTGTCATGCTGACCATTAAACCAAGACGTAACGCAGGTACTCCATATAGTCCTGCCGATACTCCGACCGTGCAAAGTGATGATAACTACACCAACACACGTTCTTACAACATCCAGCAGTTTGACGGTCAGGTTAACACTCGCTTGCGTGGTAGGCAAATGGCGTTAAAGATTGAGTCTAATGACTTGGGTGTTGCTTGGCAGCTCGGTAGTATCAGGGCCGACATTAAATCTGATGGCAAGAGATGATATGAGCACTGGAACAACTGCATCCCCTAGCCTGCCAATTGCGCCTACTGAATACAGCCCAAGATACCAAGAGCAGCTAAACAATATTCTAAGGCTTTATTTTGCGCAGCTTGACAACCCCGGTCCTTCGGTTATGTCCACACAAAGAGCTAATGGTGGTCTGATTGCTGCCCTTAATTTTAGCGAGCGAGTCAGTACAGGAGCGCCACGGGTTGTAAGCCTTCCGACGCAAGCAGACCTAGCCAACCTACGTGTAGGTGATGTATATTATGATACATCGGTGGGTAATGTTTTAAAGGTTAAAACGTGAATATTCAAGAACTTACCACTTGCAGTAAAAAGGAATAATTATGCTACCTATTTTGATTGGTCTGGGTATTGGTGCCCTTATGGGTGGCGGTATCGCTGCGCTACAAAAGAAAAACGTACTTGAAGGCGCTCTTCTAGGTGGCGCAATGGGCGCTGGGGGTGCGATGCTTGCCCCTGCTGCTGCCGGTATTGGTGTTGGTGCTGCTGGTGCTGGTGCTGGTGCCGGTGCTGCTGGTGCCGGTGTTGGTGCTACTGGTGCTGCTGGTGCTGCTGGTGTTGCTGGTGCTGGAACTACTGCTGCATCAGGAGCTGCTAGTTTATTTCCTACAACATTGGGCGGCGCTACTGGGGCTGCTGGTGGTGCGGGGGGCGTATCAAGCATCCTTGTTCCCGGTGCAACTACTGGCGTACTAGCTGCTCCTACTGTCGCAGGTGCAGGTGCAGGTGCAGGCACAGGAATTGGTGGTTTCTTAGGTGCTAATCAATACGCACTGTTGGGCGGTCTAGGCGGCGGAATGATGGCATCAGGTCAAAAACCTCCATCGCCAGATCAAGGCAATATTTACACCACAGAATTTTCCCAAGAAAAGAATCCAAACTTTGGCGCTCCCGGAGAATCATATTACGACAACCAGCAATATGCGGGTGGTACATTCACTCCTGTTGGTGATTACAAGCCAAATCAAATGGCTGCAAACGGGGGCATTATTGCACTAGCTGAAGGTGGTGATGTGGATCGTTACACCCGCCAAGAGCGCACAGTTGATCCTGCTGTCACTGCTTACAACGCCCAACTAATGGAGCGCGCCAATCAACAGTACAACGTTAACCCTCGACCAGCAGCAAACCAAGTCCCCGGTTCTATGGGATATATGTCTCCTTCGACGAGGGCTGCGGCACCCATTAATAACGACAGTATCAGTGGAATAGTGTTTAACCCAGTTACTCGTCAGTATGAGGGTGAGTTTTTAGCCCCCGGAACAAAAAAGAAATCCCCCGTTTCAGATGATTACGAAGGTTATATGCGCCAAAACCAAAACTACGACATGGGCAACAGCGGTGGTGGTGAAAAAAATGGTGGGTTGATGACCGAGACTATGCGTTATGCTTTAGGTGGCGGTATTTCAAACCTTGGGGATTACTCTGATGGTGGTCGTTTACTCAAAGGCCCCGGAGACGGCGTTAGTGATTCAATACCCGCGATGATTGGCGCTAAACAGCCTGCTCGACTTGCAGATGGTGAGTTTGTGGTTCCGGCCCGTGCTGTCTCTGAAATTGGCAATGGCTCAACCGATGCTGGCGCTAAGCAGTTATACAGCATGCTAGATAGGATTCAGAAAGGTCGCAAGAAGTCGATTGGCAAAGGCAAGGTTGCAGTAGATTCTAAAGCAGCTAAATACTTACCTGCATGAAAATACAGCATGTCCCGTTACAGCATGCCGCACAGACTTGGCCTTTAGTTCAGGATTATTTAAAGTCATCGCAAGAGTACGCACAGGGTGATTACTCCCTTGACCAAATTAAAATGTGTGTGCTGACAGGACAGTGGTTATTGTTAGTTGCAACGGACGAAGCTAATAAGGTTCATGGCGCGATGACTGTAGAGTTTCAGAACCGCGCTAACCATCGGGTTGCGTTTATTACTAATACTGGCGGCAAGTTTATTATCGACCAGAGTACTTTTGTGCAGTTAGAGAACATATGTCGTGAAAACGGTGCCACTTCAGTTGAGTGCGCTGCTCGTGACTCGATGGCTAAGTTGTTATCCCGCTTTGGGTTTAAAGACAAATACAGAATTATTGAGGTGCTTCTATGATTTACGACTTAGACGGTATGTTGCCTGCACGGGCTTTCCAACGCGATGCGCGTGGTCAGATCAAACCTCAGTCAGGAGGGGGTGGGGCGCCAGCTCAGCAAAACGTTACCACAACGTCAATCCCAGAGTATGCGCGTCCCTATGTAGAGAAATCACTAGGTCAAGCCGCTGCGCTCACAGACATCTCTAAGAATCCGTACGATCCTTACTCGGGACAACGTACCGCTGCGTTTACTCCAATGCAAGCGCAGGCCATGCAGAACATGTCTGGTATGCAGACTGCCTCGCAGATTACAGATGCGTCTAACTTAGCTTACAACGCGGGCCAAGGTGGTCTGGATGCGTACGGTAAATCAGCAGGATTGCAGAACCAAGCTTTAGGCTACGGCGCACAGGGTGCAAACTTAGGTATTCTTGGTGGTGGCTTATACGGCGGTCGGGCAGCTCAGGCAGGAAGCAACTACGCTAATCTTGCTACGTCCCCCGGTGCGGTTAGTTCGTACATGTCACCATACATGCAAAACGCTGTGGATGTGCAGAAAGAAGAGGCCATTCGCGACTACCAAAAGACAATGCCTACGCTTGGTGCGCAAGCCGTAAAGTCCGGCGCGTTCGGTGGAAGCCGCCAAGCTATTGTTGATGCCGAAGCTCAGCGCAACGTTAATAAACAACTTACCAATATTCAAGCCACAGGCTCGCAACAAGCGTATGACAAGGCTATGCAGTCTATGCAGTACGGCTCTAACCTTAGTTTGCAGGGTCTACAGACTGGACTTCAAGGCGTAAATACACAACTTGCTGGTACTGGGCAGGGTATGCAGGGAGTGCAAGGCGCGCTTGGCGCAGGTCAGTATGGCCTTCAAGGTCTCGGAACAACCAATACATCTGCGAATACATTAGGTAACTTAGGCCAGATGGAGTTCTCTCAGAACCAAGCCATAAACGAAGCGCAAATGCGTGCTGGTGCAATGCAACAACAGCAAGAACAGCAGGGGCTGAACTTAGACTATCAGTCGTATCAGGACTCACTAAACTACCCATACAAGCAATTGGGCTTTATGAGCGACCTGTATCGTGGTTTACCCCTATCTCAGTCTTCGCAGTCCATGTACCAAAACCCAAGTGCTATGTCTCAGGGCGTGGGTCTAGCCACTGCAGGTTATGGCCTGTATCAGATGGGCAAAAAAGACGGTGGGGTCATTGAAGAGAATGGCGGTCTGGCTACGCTAGGAATGTTCAATGCTATGAAAGGGAGTAGATAATGTCTGTAATGAGCATGAATTCTCGTATGGCAATGGCTGAGAAGTTATCCATACCACAACTGCAACAGGCTATTCAATCTGGCTCTCTTCCTGCTTATATAGGCGTACCACTCATTGAGCAAAAGACTCGTGAGAAATCCCAGATGGCTGCAGCTAGTCAAGGCCAGCAAGAACCTAGACCGTCTATTACTCAGCAGATTCTCCAGCAGGCGGAGCAACAACAACGACAACAAGCTGACCCCGGCATCGACCAACTACCTAGCAACCTGCCTCAAGGCGATGACGAAGAAATGGGTATGGCAAACGGTGGGATTATTGCGTTTGCTGAACCAACCGCTAAAAATAACAATAGCTTAGTGACTGACCCAGATCAAGACCCTCGTATTATTGCTTTGCGCCAAGATCCATCTTATTTAGCATTTGCAGAGAACGCTGCAGCCGAAGGTAAAGACCCAAGTTTAACTGCATTTTTGGAAACAGGTAATATTCCAACCCCACCACGACAGACTACTTCTGGAAGGCCTACCCCATTAGGTATAACACCACAGATGTTAAGACGTATACAAGCTGATAAAAATCCTGAAGAGATGAAGGTTTTATCTAGAGAAGCCGAACAGTTTGCTAATGAGATTAAATCCGCGCCCGCACCTTCTATAGCACCCGGTACATATAACTTAACTAACCCCGGGGCTGTGCCCCCTTCGTTAACAAACGAAGCTATGAATATTCCCGCTAATCGTGGTGGGCCACAAGGTATTGCTGATTTAGATTCTCAGTATATTACCCAAGATAATCAAGAAGGCAATCGGGGTATGCCCAATGCTGGTTTAGATTCACAGTATGTTGCCCAAGATATGCAAGAAGGTAATCGGGGTATTACTCCTTTAGCTGATAACAGAGGTGCAGCTCCTAGTTCTAGGGGCGCTGTAAATACATCGGGCGCGACGCGTCCTAGCACTGGAAACAGACAGCCTAGTGTAGGAGAGACGCCACCACAGACGGCGGGTGGATCAACTACTTCCCCTGCTACATCTTTGATTGATAGGTACACAAAAATGTTAGAAGCACAGGGTGAGGACTCTGCCCAAGCACGCCGTAACGCTAAGGGCATGGCAATTTTCCAAGCGGGTCTGGGTATTGCTGGCGGCACATCGCCTAATGCTTTTGCTAACATTTCGCAAGGTGCGTTACCTGCTATTCAAGGCTATCAGCAAGCACTTCAAGGGCTGCGTAAAGAAGACCGTGAACGTGTGGGTAAACTTTTGGAAGCGGGTCTTTCCAAAGAGAAGCTGGCTATTGAACTCCAGAAGCTTGGTATTGAAAATAAGAAAGTTGATGCAATGGTTAACTATTACAACGCTCGTGCTGGTGCTGGTGCTGCGGGTAGTGGTGGTAGTGATACTAAAAACAATGCTACCTATAATTTGGCTACAAGAAATTATGACACTGGAATAGGTAATATTGATAAACAAATTGCTAAATTAAAAGAGAATACCGCGTATCAATTTACTGGTAAATCACCAGCGCTTATAGCCAGTAAAAAAACTATTCAAGACCAAATTGATGTTCTTGAGGGTAGAAAGACTAATATGAGCAAGCAGTACCGCAGCTTTGTGACTGAACGTTTAGGTATTGATGTACCCGACTTTAGCGGCGATGCAAGTGCTGGTAATAGAGCCCCAGCGGTAGGTACAGTAAAAAATGGGTATAAATTTAAAGGGGGCAACCCCGGTGATCCTAATAGCTGGGAGAAAGTTTGATGAAAGGGCCTTGGGAGCAGTATCAATCTGAAGAAACTGGCCCTTGGACTCAATATCAAAATGAGACCTCTACGCTTGTTGAACCCGAACCACCAGAAGCTACAGTTACTGGTGAGGCTGTTAAAGGGGTTAAACGTTATGTATCTTCCTACAAAACTGGTGTCGGCACATTAACTGGCGATACGGAAACTGCTGTCCGTGAGGGCATGAAGCGCCAAGAAGACCTCGTTAAAGAGTATGGTCAGACCCGTGGTTTAGAAGAGTTTAAACAGGCATACGGTGAAGGCAACTACTTAGCTGCTGGTAAAGAACTTCTTTCACAAGTCCCAACTGCTCTTGCAGGTCAAGCCGGTACATTTGCGTCTATAGCCGGTGGAGCTAGAATCGGGGCTATGGTAGGTACGGCGGTCTTGCCCGGTATTGGTACAGCTAGTGGGACTGCTATCGGTGCTGGACTTGGCGCGATCCTATCTCAGATTATGCCTTTCTATGAAGAGAACTTAGTAGCGCAGTTACGCGCACAAGAAGAACGTGGTGAGAAACCCGACTTAGATCGCGCTAAGGCAGGCGCGTCGGCGGTGTTGCAGTCTAGCGCTGAGATTGGCGGTGCTGTACTGTCGTTCGGCAAGAAGATTATCGGTGGGATCATTGGCGCTAAAGTAGGCGACGAGGCTAAAGAAGCTCTTGTCAAAGCTGCTAAACAGTCTTTACTTGCTGCGTCTGCCAAAGGTGCGGGGCGTGCCGTAGTTGCGGAACTACCTGTTGAGTTAGCACAGAATATTGTGACCCGTGCACAAGCGGGTGAAGACCTGACTTCAGACGATGCGTTTGAAGACTATAAGAATACTATATACGAGACAGTTAAAGTTGCTGGCCCCCTTGGTGCAGGTGCAGGCCCAATTAATCGTGTGTCAGCAAGAGGTAGATTAGATCAACAAACACAACAAGAACAGTTAAAGACACAACAAGAACAAGGCACGGACACAACACAGTCTACTACTGATACTGGGCTTACTCCTGAAGAACAAGCTGCGCTAGATGCTGAGCTAGCACCGGCTACAGTTAGAGCGGCTGCAACAGAAGATGAGATTGATGGGACTATTGTTGCAGGAGCACCTGCTCCCGCCCCCGGTACGATTATGCCTGACGGTACTATTATTGCTGGTCAAGGAGAACAAGATGGTACTAGTGCGCCTATCGTTACAGGAGCTGGAGTTAGCCCTACAGTTTCTGGACAGCCCGGAGCCATATCCCCCGCAGGAGTTGGAGGAGTTGACGGAACTGGAGTGGATATCGCTGGAAATACTAGCGGGCAGGTTGAAAGCACAGCGGGAGTTGAACCCGGAGCAGTAGCACCTACTGGATTACCCGTACCGGGGGCATTACCAACGACTATAGAACAAGGTTTTGCGCCTGTAGTAACACAAAAAACTGAAGCCGAGGCTGCAGACGCTGAGCGTGCTACGTTAGAACAAGGTATTGCGCAGGATAAAGTTGAAGTTGTACCCGAAGCTACACCTGTAATTGATACAGAAATGTTAACTAGAAGTAAAATTGGTATGCCCATTAAGTTTGTAACCGGGTATACACCAACATCTGAGCCATCAGCTAGCAACTATTTAAATCAAAATGGTTTATATGCAGAAAAAGCGCCACTTACTGTAGAAAAGGGTGTATACGCCGCCGCTACTGATCAAGCGTTTGATATGCTTGATTCAGTTAACACTACAAAAATAAATAACATATTAAGAAGATTAGCTGCGGTTGAAAACAAAGCTAGGGGTACGAAGACGTTTAAACCTGAACGTCCGCTTGAATTCATGTCGTTTGACAATCTGTTAAATCTGTACCGTGAAAATATCGGTACACGCAATAAATTTGTATCGGGTGGTGATGCCCGATTGCAAGCTGCTGCTAACCGCGCGGCGTTTACTGCGTCTCTTACTCCTGAACAACGCGCTAAATATGACGCTGAATTAGACCGCATATTTAAACTTACTGTAAAAGGAGAAGGGACTGGACGCCGCGAAACTACGGAAAGCGACCAACGTAAGCAGAAAGAAAAACAAGAAAAACAAACCAAAAAACAGAAAGCACAGGCAATTGCTGATGTTGAACAGCAGGTAGCCGACGCTGCTAAGCCAGACGAACAAATTGAGGCTGAAGAACGCGCTGAGGCTGAGCAGTTTGCTGCGGCTGAAGAGGCTGAAACAGAAACAGAATCTAAAACAGGAACGGAAGCTAAAACTGAAACCGAGACTGAATTAGACGCGGACATAGACGCGGACGTAGTTGCCGAAATAGAAGCCACAAAAGAAAAGCCTTTGACGCTTATAGAAAAGCGTACTCTGTCTGCTATTAACGATTCGGGGGATGTCAAAAGCGTACTGGAAGAAATCTCTAAAAACAAAGAGACTAACGTTGGCGCTATTGCACGTAACTTAATAAAAGTACTTAAAGACTTGGGTATCAACGACCCAACAGCTAAACGTATTTCATTTGGTAAAGTGCCAGATGGCAACGACGGTATGTTTATACCAGACGAAAATCGAATTATTCTTTCTGGGGCAGGCGGTAAGTACACGGGTAAACGAAATTTAGCCGAAGTTATATTGCATGAAATACTGCATTACTACACCGACCATGTAATAGACAATCGTGATGCCTACTTAAATAGTTTAGATCCAGAATCCCGTGCTGAAGCCAAAGCTGCGCTCAATAGATTAAGATTAAATTTTGTAAGAGCAAAGGACGCGCTAGGCAAAGAATTTAATATTCCTACTATTAAAGAATTTATTGCTGAGGCTTTCTCCAATCCTGAATTTCAAACAGCGTTAAAACGTTTAGACGTAGAAGGTAAGCAATACAAAGCTGTCACTAAAGACAGTATGTTTAAACAGTTTGTAAAGAACGTGATGTCTGCGCTTGGGTTATCACCCACGGATAAAAACGTTACGCTGAAAGAAACGCTAGAAGATGTAATGCAGCTAATATCTGTGCCATCAATATCAGAGGGTATGGTTGGTAAAAGTGTTTCGTACTCCGCAGCGCAGAAAGCGCCTACAACACAGAAAGCACCCACAGGCCCGTATGCAACAACGATTTCTCTTAATAATATACCTGCAGAATACTCACTTGAAAAGACGGCTGGTGTAGAACGTAAAAAAGGGTTTTTTGAAGGTGGTCTACAAGGCATGATCCGTAGATACCAAAACGCCAAACAACCTATTAATAAACTAGAAGATAATTTAGTAAACGCAGGGCTAGCGCAGTATGAAGGCGATAACTTAAACACATTAAACACCGCCTATACTACAGCGGCTGGTAATTCTGTAATGCTGGCTAAGGAACAAGTAACGCCTTTTGCCGAGAGAATACATAAAGGAGTTGCGGATCTCATTGCCAAGACTAAGTGGACTTCTAAAGAGACACTAGAAAAGCTGCACGTAATTATGGTAGCGTTGCATGAGCCTGAGCGTCGCCTAGTTAAGTATTTGCTCAACGTACCACTTAATAACGATGGGCGTTATATGCTCTCGCAAGGTGGTAAGGACATTACCCCTGCTGACCGACGTGCACAGATTCTTAAGATGTTAGAAACACGGAGTCTGACCAAGGCGCAAGCTCAGCAGTTGCGTGCAGAACTAGAAGACATCGTTAGTAAGTACAAAGATCCATTAGGGTCAAGCCCGTTGCGTGAAAAGTCTGAGTCAAGTAATCCTATAAAAGGCCCAATATCCGTATATATGGATGCGGAGCAGTACGTTGTTACTGGTATGAACCCCCAAAGCGCAGCGGCAGTCACTAAAGAGTATGATGCGTTTGCTCCAGAAGTTAAACAGGTTATCGACTCTATTTTAGATAGTAGCCGTGCGCTTAACACAGCCACGCTTAACTTAAACAAACAAGCTGGATTTTGGTCTAAGCCTGTTGACAACTTCGCTAACTTCTACGGTTGGAATAACTACGTACCCCTTAAGACAAGTCTTACTCAAGATGAGCGTTTAAATTTTGACAGTAACCGTTTAGGTGGGGACTTGCAGGATAGTACGCAAGGCTTTGATGGTAGCTTTGAGGTATCAGATAACCCGCTTCTGCGTACTATGTCTGATTCGTTCCGAGCCGCTGCACGCGCTGGGCGTAAAGACTACACGCTTGCGGTAAAGAATAACGTCTTACAGAAACATATCGACGGTAAAGTAGAAAAGATTAAGTTTGAGGATCGCGATACAGACCTACCACTTGCTAAAAAACAAAACACTGTTTTTCATTACAACGATGATGGTTCAGTAGATGTAATCACAATCAAAGATCCAACGATGCTTAACGCTATCCGGCGCATGTACAAGGATAGACAGCCGTTGGTTGAGATGATGAACAACGTCACAAGCCTTCTTGGTCAAGTGCACACTCGATATAACTACGCCTTTGCGCCGATGAACTTTGTGCGGGACATACTGACGAACGCGTTTGTGCTTGGCGCGGACATGAGCCCTGCTGAAGCAGCTAAGTTTATCGGTGTAGTAAGTGCTAGGGTCTCGCAGAATGGACTGATGAAAGCCGCGCGGGTAGCCTATCTGTTTGAACAAAACAATATTGGTGAGATTAAGCGGTTGCTCAACGACAAGAACGCTGATCCGTTCGTGCGCCAGATTGCTGAGTACTTGTCAAACGGTGGCATGATATCTTACACAGAGAGCCTGTCGCTAAAGAGTCGTTTTGAACAGTTAAACAAAGAGCTTGGTCAACCGGGTGTGAAGGATAAGTTAATTACAACAAAGGAACAGTTTGATAAGCTTGTAGATATCTGGAACAACATGTTTGAATTAACTAGTCGTGCTGCTGCCTACGGTGTGGTCAAACAGCGCTTTGTTAAGAAAGACGGCATGACTGAGACGGCTGCACAAAAACGTGCCGCTTCGTATGTTAAGAACTTAGCTAACTTTGAGCTTGCAGGTGAGTATGGGCGAGTGATGGGCGCGTTGTTTATGTTCTTTAGGCCCGCTGCTACAGGTGCTGTACGTGCGATCGAGGCAATTGCTCCTGCGTTCCAATCATTAGATAGCGCTCTTAATGCGCTACCACCGTCTATTAGAAATAACCCACAGGCGGTGGCTAAATTTACAGCGAGCTTTAACAAGCGTAAGACTAACGCACGTATTATGGCTACCACGTTGATGTCTGCGGGCTATGGCATGTATATGATGGCAGCGATGATGGCACCAGAGGACGACCTTGACCGTAACTCTGTGCTGAACGACAACATGAACCAATGGTCTAGATACGCTAGGTTCCACATCCCTAATGACATTTCTCAGAAATACCTTGGCGGGTCTAAAGATGTTGTGTTTCAGGTTCCTTGGGGCTTTGGACTTGGCGCGTTTGCTGCTGCCGGGGCGCAGGTGGCTGGTGCTGTTAGTGGGAAGTCTACGACTAGAGATATGTTGAAAAACATCTTCACCAACATTGCGTTGGATTCGTTTGTGCCGATACCAGTTTCTCGTATGGACTTTGAGGAAAGCCCACTTAACTTCGTTATTGATTCAATGATGCCTAGCTTTGCGCGTCCTGTGGTGCAGTTCGCGTTGAACAAGGATGGCATCGGGCGGGGCATTTACAACGAGTCGTACCGCAGGCAAGTAGATGCTTACACCGGCGGAGATAGAATTCCTGAGATTTGGAAAGACGCATCACGAGGCCTTATCGAGTTGACTAACGGCGCATTAGATATTAGCCCTAACTCGTTATACTTCCTGACAAACAGTTACGTCGATGGTTTCTCACGCATAGCTGAAACAGGCTATGGGTTTAAGTCGTTAGGCTCTGGGGAAAAAGATTTTAACCCCAAAACAGACAGTGTGTTGTTTAGCTCTTTCTTCGGCGCTAAAGGCAACATAGACAACAAGCAGTTTGCCGAACTTCAACAAGACATGTTGAAAAAACAAAACATTCTAAACGGGTTTAAAGAATCTAATCCAGAACAGTACATGAAGTATGTGCAAGAGAACCCGATGGATCAGCCTTTGGTTGACTCGTTTAACAAACTCATCAATGGTGATCTACGCAAACTACAGACTGAAGCTAAGAAGATTCGTTCAGCCCCTACTGATATGCTGACTCCAAAAGACCGTAAAGAGATGCTTGAACCAAACCTCCTGATGCAGAGGCTTATTAAGCGAAATATCCTTGATATGTACGAGGCGTATAACGGTAAGGGCTAGGCAACGCGCCAAGCTCGTACACCGATGCAGTCGTCCATGTAAGTAACAAAACACTTTACTCGGACGCCTGCACGTTTAGCACCGCTATCTATAGCGAAAATCATTTCAGCAGGGCGCAGGGTAGGGATAAAAAAACTGTCCTTAACTTGCATCCCGCTGAAAGGAAATAGCCACTCTGGTTCTATGAGTTTATCAGGCGTCATCGTCAGATTCTGTAAACAACGCGTCAGGTATCTTAGTCTTGAACCAATACAGATAAGCAGGGTCGCTAGTTATAGCACTCTTCCAACCTGATGTTAGTCGCCCTTTCTTCACATCTACTAGCACCCCTTGTGCGCGAAGCTCAGACTCAAACTCCCTAGCACTTACCTGCCTTTCAGCTAGATATTTCTTAAGCTCTGTCTTGGATACTTGCGTCAGGTCTTTATCAGACTCGATCCGTATCACCAACGAACCACGCGGCTCCATCGTAACTTTGCCTGCGTTAATGACGAGTGTGTTAGGAATGTACTTGTTCATAAAGTCGCCGAGCATCGAGCGGTAATCTAAGTCGTTAATCTTGACTACCTTATCGCGGATATCAATCATCTCTTTGATTACTCGTTTGTAAATACGCTCGAGATCATAGTTAATAATGTTTGCAGAATTTGCGACATCACCGGCTGCAAATACAACTCCTACAAGATTCTTGTAGAAACGATATGCGGAGTTATCACCAAAGTCTTCTTCAAAACGCGCTTGCCATTTATCAATCAGAGCAAGGATTTCCACATCACCAACCTCAAATAATTTCTTGATAAACATCGGGCCTGCATGCCCGTAGTTGAGGTTAAAGGGATCAAATATTGCCCGCCCTGTTTTACCACCACCGACTTCCTTTTTTAGTATGTCAGGCTGTCTAATAGTAAATTCTATCAACCGAGCTACTTCCCCATCGGGACTTGCCTTAATAGATTCAAACTTAGCGTAGATAGGCTGATTAGTAGTAAGTATCGCAATCAGCGATGCTGCTAGCTCGTGCTCACGTTCGGCATTGACTGATGCTTGCATCCTGATCTTAGCTTTGCCATGTGAAATACTGTGCGTAAGCTGTGACATAACTTTAGGATCAGCGTTCGAGGTTTCATCCACACCCAATAGAATGTTATGCAAGCTCAAGTACCTACCTACCATACCGTTAGAAGTTGCGTCAAACACGCTAAGCGCTTTAGGATTACCAAATATACTTAGTGCGCCGTAAAGTGCACCGGTCTTCGCAGCGCCTGACTCACCAAACAAACTAATTGTCACGCCTGATGTAGAGGTGAACCGCATGAGTGGAGAACCAAACCCACACATTAATGCGAATGCATGTAGCTCAAACTGCGGTTGATTAAGTGCGTCAGCGGACTTTCTCCAGATGTCATATGTCCCCTCTCGCTTAATAAACTTAGCTATGTTCTTGACATAGGGTGAAGCTGGGGACTCAATCTCTTGACCGTCTTTAGTAATTTCGATTGACCCAAACACAAACGCATCATTGGCTTCTGTCCAACCCATCTGCATACGCATTAGATCGGCTTTGTATGTATTAATCATGTACTGGCCCCATTTGGTTACATAACTGGATAACTTAGGTGCTAGTGCAGCTTCACACAGAACACCTTGTTGGCTTACTAACTTCTTTACTTCTTCAGGTGCGTTGGCTACCTTGATGGGTAGTAAAAACTCACGTACCGGATCATGCGGCAACACCAAGCGCATCAACATGCACTCGCCATCAATCGGACTGTACAGCCTGCGCACAGGGTAAAAATCGTGCGGTAACAACATAGTCGCGTCGTCTTGGTGTTTCACGCCATTCTTATCAACAGTCGGCGGTGGCTGAAAAAAGATACCGCCGTTCTCACCACGTACAAAAGGTCTTAGCGAGGCGGGGAACTGCGAAACTTTTTGGGTATCCGGCTCTTGCCAAACTGCGTCCTCTTCATCGGGCGCAACGGCGATTCGTAATTCTTTTCCGAGCTGTATGGGACTGCTGATTTTTCCTTTAAAGGAACATCCTTTACAGAGGTCTGGTTCGTCGGAGTTATTCTCGAACCAGTCGCAGCGCCTGCACCCATCAAAAGAATGGGCAACTTTGTATGTCTCTTCAGGGTCATAATTGTTGTAGTCCTCTGAGATCTTGTGTATTGCTGTATCGCCGTCATCACAACGAACAGCTATAGTAAGTACACCAGCCCACAGGTTGCGGCTAATTGTGTTGGGATTAATAATTGAGTGAGCTATCTGAGGGCAGCCGTCACCCTCTACGCTGCGTATGGCAATCTTCTCAAAGTTATATTTGAAGTTGTCCATGCCAAGCATCTTGCGGTCTTCGTCACTTAGACCTTTAGATACGCGTGCTAGCACATCGTTGCTAGACTCTAGCTCTGGCTCACCAAGAAACTCCTTAAACTCTAAGAACGAATACTCGTCTAAGTCTGTAGTAATAAGCTCACATAGCGCAGGTGGGTCGGGGCGGTAGTTAGTCGAACCCACAACACGCATAAACCGCGCCAAGTCAGCGGGCGTTGCCTCTTCATCAAAAATCGGCAATAAGTCCTTACAGAATGACTTAAACTTCTTTGCGTATGGTAAGAATTCGGCAGCAGGAATATCCTCATCAAACAACCAGTACGCGTGTAGCCCAATTCCTGAGTTAATCCGCAAGGGTGGGGGTAGTCCGCTGTCATCTATAAATTTATCTAAAGCTTCTACCGCTTGTTCTTTAGTGGCATATGCTTCACCGTCTTTAGCTTTCTCAGCGTTAACATCAAAGTCAATGAAGAATGATTTATGCCATACGCACTCTGACGCAGCGCGTTTGTATTTTTCAAAAGATCCCGGTGCTACGTAGCAATCATGTTTTCTGTTTTTTACACCTTCAATTTTTTCTAGGAATTCTTCGATTGTTTCTGCATAATGGTGACGCATTTGCTTGCCCTTGGGCAATGATCTATCTAACTCACCTATACAGTAAACCCCCTGCCGTGGCAGTAACTTCTCATATAATTGTTTTATCATTTCTTGAGCGGAGTTTAAAAAAGCGTGATTGCTCACGCTTTGTTGTTGGAGTGGGGGTAGCCGCACCCCCCGTGCACTATTACTTCAACGGCTGCTCAATAACATACTCGATATATTTCTTTGCCTCATCTAGGTTCTTCGCAGGTAACTTACCCCTGATTAAATCGCCTTCGATAAGGCAAGTAAACATTTCGGCTGCTTGCTGATTTTTGTCACGAATAGGCTTGCCACGGAACCAACTATAGATGCTCATACGTGTGACATTTAAAACTACCGCTACGTACTTTGCCGGTAGGTTTGCGCGAACACATGCTTTAGCTAAAGCCACGCCTGCTCTATGTGGATCAGCCTTATCCATCTCTTGTAAAAACTTATCGCTGTAGCTCCGTGCCATTTTAATTACGCCTTTTTAGACCACTTCTTAACGATGTCTGAAACATCAGACGGCTGTGTGCCTTCGCTCTGCTTAACAGACTCACGCTTGACAGGCTCACTAATTGCTTCGCCCACTACTTCGACCGCTACTGTTTCAAAACCGCCGTCACCTTCGCTAGCGTTATCAGCTTGGAACACGTTAAGCTTGATAGCATTCTCTGCGGCTGCACTCTTAGACTGACTTGCAATAATACTCAAATCACTTTCAGGTACTGCACCGGCGGGGGAGAACATCACTTTAGGTACAGGTGACTTAGTATCAAACGCCATGCGGGTAATAACGCGCCCTGCGCTGACGTTGTGCGACGCTAAATGCTGCACGTAAGGACGGAAAGGCCAACGACCATTATCTTCTTTACCGAAAGTAGACATCGCTGGAAGTACCAACTGCATAACATCGCCGCTAGGATCATTAGGTAATACAACAGCGGTGCGCCATGACAACTTACACTTCGTACCTTGACCACCATCGCCAGAACCCTTGGTGCTGTACTGGCACTCCGAACAAGTCTTAGCGGGGGGATTCTTAACTTCTGGTTCAGGGGTGTCTGAATTACTAGACCAACAAGCAGGGCTAATCTTCTCGCCCTCTTTGTATCCTTGGAGATACAGCATACGTGATGCCTTGTGCGCCATCTTCACAAAAATGACATTCATAAAGCGGTCTTCAATAGCACCAATTTCTTTGCCGCCAGAGTACTTGCGGAACACGCCACCTTTGATTGAAATACGCTTAACACCACCTTGCCCTGCACCACCTGCTACAGCAAGGGTGTCTTCATCGAGACCGTTGTTAACTAGGGTGGGGTTATTGGACAACAGGGTTGCGAGATCATTACTCATAATATTTCCTTTGACTGAATTTAACTGTTTACGTTGTGGGTTTACGTACTGTGATACCAAACTCTTTCATTATATTCACTCCGGGCGGTAAACCATCTTCTGCATGCTCGGCGATGAACTCTTTAAAATTGCCTTGATGGATACGTCGTTCCAACAATTCAACTGCTTGATGCTCTAGGACAAACTTTCTAAAATTGTCCCAGTCGTTACAATAAAAACGTTCAGTTAACTTGCGTGTAACTGTGCCTGAATTTGTCTTGAAACCATTGGTGTTAGTCTCATTACATACAGACAAAAGCTGCTGCTCAACTGCTTGTAAATCTTTCTTCAAATCACCATCTTTTGCATCGTACTCACGTAAGATAGTCTCACGTTGATTTCTTATTGTCAAGTATGTCTGTACTAATTCTTCGATATTTGTGCTCATGGTTAACCCTCTATTTCCTGTTTGTATAAATCAACCAACTTCTCGTGCATATCCACTTTGCCTTGCAGCATCGCGTACATCTTGCGTTCGACTTCTGATCCTTGTAGGTGTACGACAGTCATCTTATTAACTTGTCCTACTCGATCAATACGCGCAATACATTGAAGATATGTCTCAACACTCATAACGGGCGACCAGAAAACCACGGTGTTAGCAGCGGTTAGGGTCACGCCATGCGAGGCTGACTGAGGTTGGATAACTAATACTCTAGGTGACTCCATAGTTTGGAATCGGTTGATGATATTGGAACGTTCTTTTGCTGCTACATCTCCGTTTATTATTTCATTGCTGACTCCTTCTTTAGTTAAGTGGGCCGCTACAACAGTAATTGTGTGGCGGTACGGTACAAATATAATTATCTTATGTTCTGTTTCATCCAGTACTTCCATAAGAGCGTTAAGGCGTGGGCTAACATCAAACTCTATGACGTTGTGCTTGTCGGTGTAGACTGCGCCCCCTGAAATCTGGAGTAACTTACTCAAGCTAGCCGCTGCATTCACGGCGCTTATTTGCTCACCCGCTGCTTGGGTTAGCATCTGATGCTTAAGCTCCTTGTAGTATTTGTTTACCTGTGGGGTTAACGGTATCTCTCGTGTCTGATACATAACTTCTGGTAGATCCAAGCACTCTGCTTTTGTGTATCTAATTGCAGGTTGAAGCGCATTGAACACGTCCATTCTGGAATTAGGTTTAGGCATCCACTTGAACTTAGTAATCTGCGTCATTACTTTATCCCGCCATACTGAGAATGCGCGTGGCACATTCTCAGGCGCAACTAATTTAGCTATGCCGAACGCATCCAGAGGAGACTGTGAGGCAGGTGTACCGGTCAACATCCAGAGCTTAGTACTTGGCGCGAGTATTTTGTTAAGCGTCTTCCAACGCTTAGTTGTAGCAGTCTTGTATGCGTTCGCTTCATCTACTACGATCAAATCAAACCTATTCTTTGCAATGTCCTCTTGCACGATGTTTACACCGTCAAAGTTAATAATCACAAACTCGTAGTCACTATTAATAATTTTCTTGCGCTTGTTGGCATCGCCATAAGCTACAGCCACGGTACGGTGCATAGCGGTTTTAAATATGTCTGCTTGCCAAGCTGAGTACATGATAGATAGTGGGCAGATCACAAGCACTCGCTTAATAATCTTCTGCGTCATGAGGTAGTCCGCCGCCCAAATTACAGACGATGTTTTACCTGTACCTGCTTCATTGAAGCAGAACGCACGGTCACGTATAGATAGAAATTGAGCAGTAGTTTTTTGATGTTCAAATGGGGTAAACAAACCAGGCCATTTGTAGTCTCTTACTATCGGAGAAGGGACAACAGAGTCGTTGTATATTCTGGCTAGTAGTTGCATTTCACTAATGCCCCAATAGACTAGCATTTCTGCTGTCTCGCCATCATCAGCTAAAACTTCACACTTCTCAAGTCTCTCTGTAACGACGGGTACTAGGTCTGATCTTATTCTAAATCTAACCGCACTTTGTTCAACTATATGCATGACTTATCCTTAACTAGTTTTAACTGTTGCCCCTTACGGGGGCAAATCGGTTGAGCCTGACGCACCAGAGAGTGAGAAGGACGGCACCGCTCAACTGACATGGTTAAAGGGTAACAAAAGTCTAAAACCCCCATGTAGCCCACTCATGCCTAACGGCTACATTATTATTTCTTACGTTCTTTCTTACTAATTTCTGACACAAGCGCACCGCTAGAGTTACGCTTAAATGATCGGTTCTTAGCTGCTGACTCTAGCTTGACTCCGTTCTTGTTAGAACCGCCTTTGGACAGAGCTTTGACATGAGCGATGTCTTTACCTTCTCTAGCATCAGCCTTACCGTTACCGTTTGCATCTTTACCTTCTTTGTCCATCTCGCGCCTAGCGCGTTGGCGTTCCATACGGTTATCATGTTCGCCTCTAGCAACCTGCTTTTTGTACTCGTCCTTGTAGGGGCGAGGAGATTTTGTATAGGGCATTACTTTTCCTTATGATGGTCACACGTAGTAACAGGACACCATCCGCACAACGGGGTAGGGTTGGGCATCCAAGCATTCGTTTCGTATGACAATTTTAATCTTTCTAAGTCACCGTGGAAACTGCCCCACAGTTTGTCAGTATTACTTTTTGCGTACGATTCATTTATAAAACTGTTATGCATAATAAACAACAAGCCCGCCCTAATGTGTTGGACTTCTGGGAAATGCGCGAACGTCATAAGCGCCATTAGTTTTAACTGTTTTACATCAGGGTACTTGTTACTGCCTGTTTTGTAGTCAACGATAAACGCTGTGTCACCATCTACAATTAGTAAGTCTACAATCCCGCGCACCCACCGACCTTCGTCATTAAAATCACAAGGCTGCTTATCTTTAGTCAACGCCATCTCGTACTCAGGATATCGGGTACCCGGTATTTCCATTAAAGAATCGAGCACGGGTTTAAACCGCTCGTAGTTTTTAGCTAAGGGTTTACCCTCTCCTACATAATCTTCACACGCCTTATGTACCTCTGTACCGTACGTCATCTGCTGAGTTGGCCCTTTAGTAAACTTCTTCAGTATCTTTACTTCCCGATACTGCCGAGGGCAGTTGATGTAGTCCTTGAGGGACGAGAACGACCATGTGAAATCCATGCTTTTCCTTTAAAGTTTATCTATACATATTACCTTTTATTTACTTGTTGGGCAATCATTTTCCTGTACTTGTTTCGTGATGTTTAGTTCTGCTGCAATCCAAGCTTCTCTCCAAATATCGTACGGCACAACGTGGCAATTCAAGGGAACATTCAGTTGCCACATATGAAACGCTTTTATGCAGTCCATAGCGCCTTCTTCGTACAAATTAGCATTCTCCATAACTACCTCCGTATCCAGCTTCGCAAGCTACAGGCAAACCCGTCGCCCAGTCGGGTGGGGTAGACATTACCCCCGTAACGTATTCTAGTGCAGTATCTAATTCTTCTTTCTTCACTACTACTACGGCGGCATCATGCACCGTTAGCACAACACGATACTTCTCGTTAACCTTTAGCATCTGCTCACCTACGATGATCCGCGCTAAGGCTTGGACTACGTTTTCAACTAGCGATCCGCCCCACATCGATACAGGGCCCTTGCGAGACTTGTACATGTACTGCCCTTTACTTTCATCGGTGTTGTAGTGAAGCTCAGGGTATCGGATATACAAACCATTAGGCAACAACACACCTTCAGAGTTGATCTGTAAGCATCTGTTCTTACCATAGTAATGTGGCTTGGTTTTACCCCAGTCAGCCAAGCTCTTAATAACTTTGTCCCCATCACTCCATAGCTCAATGATCTTATTATTCATTTCACGGTACAGTGAAACAATATCTTTGCACTCGTCTTCAGTTAAGTCGGCACCCGGCGGTGATGTTTTTAACGTGTGCTGAAGTTTTAACGCGCCTGTGCCGTAACCCAATCCTAGAATGCATGTCTTACCCACAAAACGTTCTACGGGGTTAGCTTTAGAAATCTCTCGCTCATAAATCTTTGATGCAAAAACTGAGTACACGTCCTTGCCTTGTGCAAAGGCTTCGACTAAATCATCTTGTCCTGCAAGCCACGCGAGAACCCTAGCCTCAATCTGAGATGAGTCACAGTTAATGACCACATATCCTTCAGGTGCCATTACAGCATTCTTCAATGCTTTCTTCTTCTTGTCACGGCTCGGTAAGTTTTGAAAGTTTACCTTGTCCGATCCCGCCCAACGACCTGTGTGAGCGCCGTAATACTTTAGCGGGATAGGCAGTAGTCCTTTGTTCCTAGCCCCGATGTCTATAAATCTTTCTATACGTGATTCTTCTATCGTTGACTTAGTACCCAGTCGCACCGCGCATAGTTGTTGTATGTATGGGTCTTCATGTTCTGTCAGGGCAATAAACCCCTCATCGTTCTTCGCTAGCGCAAGTGTGTCTTTGCCTGTCGTAGGGCTTACCTTCATAGGTAGCTTCACGCCAAGTTCTTTTAATAGCGCACCAAACTGTTTATTACTTGCTAACTTCTTACGTACAGCTTCTTCTGTATCGCACTCCATACGTTGCATCAACCCACGCAACAACGCTGCTTTATATTCTTGAACCTCTGTGAGTCTAGCGGCTAACAACGCATCGTCTACGTAAAACACCGGCTCAATAAACATACGTAGCGTCATGTCAATTAGTTTTAGCTCATTCTCAGGGAAGCTTGATACCAGTTCTTGAAACAAATTAAATGTGAGGTCTACGTCGTTCTTGCAATACTCTCCATACCTAGCCAAGTCCTCTGGTGCAAAGTCAATTCGCTTCTTACCAAGAGCGTTAATTACTTCATCACCCTTAACGCCAAGCTGATATCTCTCAGCTAACTTAGCTAGAGAACCTCCTGCATCTACGCCGTGAATCGCCCGTGCCATGCACAATGTATCAAGATAGAGTTTAGGCACAATACCGAAATGCCACGCGAGTACTGATCCGTCAAACAAAGCGTTATGGCAGAGCAAAGCTGCGTTAGACCAATCAGTCACGCCGAGCAAATACTGTTTCAGGGTAGGGTGATCCGCTGATATCCACGTTGTCTCGCCATCGTTAACTTTTACACCTACACCGATTACATGAAACTCAGGGTGGCGCACGTATTCTTCTGTTGTGAGCTTTTTAAATCCAACATCACTCGAATAAAAAGTTTCATAATCCAACGTAATAAGATCCATCTTCATTCTCTTTAGGCGGGGGGCGGAATGCCCCCCTATTTACTACCAGCAAGACAGAGGACGGAAAGGCCCTTCAGCAACTGTATCCCAACAACACAAACTGCCGCTAGGCATACGCTCACACTTAGTTGCGGCATGGGTTGCGATAGCGAACGTGGACAATAGTAATGCGGCGATTAGCTTTTTCATTTTAAATTCTTTTTTGATTTTTAATTTCACGGTTTAAATACCACAACGCCTTCTCAAGATCCTCAAGTTGGCTGCCTTTAAGATCACTTCGTGTAATGTATTTAATTACATTACCTAAGTTGTACCCTAACTTCTTTGCTTCGATAAAGTCGATAGTCTCAATCCCTCCCGCTGTGTAGTGCGGTGGGTGGTTAACCATGTCAGGTGCAGATTTAGCTCCAGCTTTTAATGCCCCATCAAAAAGTTTTTTGTTTGCGGTTTTTGAATCCCAACGAATAGGATATACGTAGCTAACAGTACACCCAAGTTTCTCAGAGATTTGTTTAGGGCTCATACCTTTATTAAGCATAGTAATAATTTTATTTTTAGTAGTGACTTTCATTTAAGTTTCCTCTTAGGTTTAATTGCGGTAATACCTTCTTCAGGTTCTTTTTGATACTTGGCTTCGATCATCGCGTCCGCCATTTCATAACACCATCTCGCTGTATGCTGTGGGTCTCTAACATTCAGGTTTAACCCCACTAGCGCCAGTCCCGCAAACAAATCCCGTAAGTCCTCGTCATTCATTTTTCTGCGCCTCGCGGTTGTGTTTAAAGAGATAGTCATCACGGTACTCAGACGGGGGAACCCATCCGTGCTTACGCCATACTGCCTGTACGTTACTGCCTGCGGTAAATTTAAACGTACTGTTTTTATCTGCTAGTTTTGATTTCTCCCTCATGATTACTCCTTGTTAGTACTACATAAATTTTCTATAACGCTTTGTAAAGTAATTACATTGCTCTCATTCACTACCATTGCTACACCACCTGCCATCTCTATATCACGGAGATTCTTATCTTGTAACGCTGTCGTCTTGCCGTTACCTGCCTTGCACTCAATGCCAACAAACTTACCCTTATGGCACACAACAAAATCTGGTACACCTGCGTTGCCATACCCCGTACCAATCGGCATCGTGTAGTACGCACCGAGTGATTTAAGAATCTTTTTAACCTTGTCTTTTACTTTGGCTTCAGGCGTCATTCTTTACTCCTTGTGTGTGGTATACCGCACATTGATGGTTGAACCTGTGCTCTGTTTGCTGCTAGCTGCATCGCCTTGTCTAGTACGTACGGGCGGTTCTTTACAAACTTTGGCGTGAGNG